ATGGGCCTCTCGAATACTATTAAGGACAGTCATGCCACAAATCAATCAGTTACCCGTACTCAGCACTGTTTCAAGCGGAGACCAGTTACCCGTTTACTCTCCCAACAATGGGGATGCAAGACGTTTGTCCATTGGCAATCTGTTGACGTTTTTCCAGCAGACTTTTGCATCGCCAACGCTGGCGGTGAATCTGTATGTGCCTGGCTCTGGTTTCAACATTACAGTGCCAACTCCAGTCAGCAATGACCAATGGATGTTGTTGCAACCCGCTGGAACGCTGGCAACGGGCACGATTACCCTGCCGTTGAACACTGGTGTGCCTGATGGCACTACGGTGCTGATTACCACCACTCAAGAAATTACATCGCTGACCATTGCGTTGAATGGTGCGACTGCACTTTATGGTGGCGTATCGTTCTTGGGTGCTGGCACTGCCACAGCCATTCGGTTTTATCAGCCCACAAACTCTTGGTATCAGATTAACGCTGAGACTGTTTATGCGGCTGGTATCCAAGCATTCTTGGCAACCCCATCAAGCGCCAATCTACGGGCGGCAATGACCGATGAGACAGGAACGGGCGTGTTGGTATTTGCAACCAGCCCAACCTTGACAACGCCAACCCTGACAACGCCAACCATCACAAATCCAACTGTCAGCACAGGCACATTCACCAGTCCTACATTGGTGACACCAGCAATCGGTGTGGCTACGGGCACAAGCCTGACTGCCACGGGTGTGATTGCATCAACTGGCACTGCTGGTGTGGGTTATGCCACAGGCGCAGGCGGCACAGTAACCCAAGGCACAAGCCGAACCACAGGGGTGACGCTGGATAAAAGAACTGGTGCAATCACTCTTTTCAGCGCAGCAGGTTCGGGAACAGCGGCAACTTTTACCGTGACTAACAGCACCGTGGCGGCAACGGATGTCATTATCCTAAACCAAAAGTCAGGCACTGATCTGTACGACCTGATGGTAACTGCGGTGGGGACTGGAAGTTTCAATATCACTTTCCGCACCACTGGCGGCACTACAACTGAACAGCCAGTGTTTAACTTTGCAGTCATCAAGGGCGTGGCGGCGTAATGGCAACCAAGCCCAAGTCCTCTGTTAATGCGGCTGGCAACTACACGAAGCCAACCATGCGTAAGCGTCTTTTTGAGGAAATCAAAGGTTCTGCTGTGCAAGGGACTGCGGCTGGTGAATGGTCGGCTCGCAAAGCCCAACTGTTGGCCAAGAAGTACAAAGAAAAAGGTGGCGGTTATAAATGAAAGCCACACAAAAAAGCCTCAAAGACTGGGGGGCGCAGAAGTGGCGCACCAAGTCGGGAAAGCCATCGTCTGAGACTGGCGAGCGTTACTTGCCTGAGAAGGCCATCAAGTCACTGACAGCGGCTGAGTATGCGGCAACCACACGGGCAAAGCGTGAGGCGACCAAGGCAGGCAAGCAGTTTGCCAAGCAGCCTAAAAAGATTGTCGAAAAGATTAAGGGGTTTAGATGAAAACGCCAGCTTATGCACGCAAGGAAGGCCAGAACCCCAAAGGCGGCTTGAATGCCAAGGGTAGGGCTGCGGCGAAGGCTGAAGGCATGAACCTCAAGCCACCAGTTAAGTCAGGCGACAACCCCCGCAGAGCATCGTTCTTGGCTCGCATGGGTGGCAATGCTGGCCCTGAATACAAAGACGGTGAGCCTACCCGATTGCTGTTGAGTTTGAGGGCTTGGGGCGCATCATCAAAGGCAGATGCCAAAGCTAAAGCGAAGCGCATCTCTGAACGCAACAAGGCTAAGTGATGCAAATACCTATTCTTAACGGCATCTACACAGATAGCACCCCTGAACTGCGTACCAGTTACCCAGTCAATCTTGTGCCTGTGCCAAAGCAATCAGGCATCAGCAATGGGTTTTTGAGACCAGGCGATGGGATTGTCTCCAACGCCACAGGGCCAGGCATTGACCGTGGCGGCATCAACTGGCGGGGTGAACTGTATCGGGTAATGGGTACAAAGCTGGTGGAAATCAACAGCGCAGGCACAGTGACCGTGCTTGGCGATGTGGGTGGCCCAACCAATCAACTGGTAACGTTTGATTACAGCTTTGACGAGTTGGCGATTGCATCAGGTGGTCGGTTGTATTACTGGGATGGCTCGACCCTAACCCAAGTGACCGACCCTGACTTGGGCGTAGTGCTGGATGTGGTGTGGGTGGATGGGTACTTCATGACTACGGATGGCGAGTTCTTAGTGGTCACTGAATTGTCAGACCCAACCCAAGTTAACCCTCTCAAATACGGCAGTTCAGAGGTTGATCCTGACCCAGTGGTGGCTTTACTCAAGCTACGGAATGAAATCTATGCTTTGAACCGCAACACGATTGAGGTATTCGACAACGTGGGTGGGGATTTGTTTCCATTTGCACGAATTGATGGCGCACAGATACAAAAGGGCGTGATTGGCACTCAAGGGTGCTGTGTGTTTATTGACCGCATTGCTTTTTTGGGCAGTGCAAGGAATGAAGCACCAGGCATTTATGTAGGCGCAGCCGCCGTAACTGAGAAAATTAGCACACAGGAAATTGACAATCTCCTGTTGGAGTACACAGAGGCGCAATTGGCTTTAGTTAAGCTGGAGGCGAGGAACGACAAGAACCATGAGCATTTGTATGTTCACCTGCCTGACCGCACAATAGTCTTTGATGCCTCTGCATCCAAAGCCTTAGAAACGGCTGTTTGGTTTACCCTGACAACGACTTTAAACGGCTTTGCACAATACCGAGCCAGAAACATGGTTTGGGTTTACGACAAGTGGATGGTGGGTGATCCGCAAAGCGCCAGCATCGGTTACTTGGTGCAGGACACAGGCCATCACTGGGGGCAACAGGTGCGATGGGAGTTTGGCACGTTGATTGTTTACAACGAAAGCAACGGGGCAATCTTTAACGAGATGGAGTTGGTCAGCTTGACTGGAAGCATTGCACTAGGCGAAAACCCACAAATTAGCACCAGTTACTCGCTGGATGGACAAACCTATTCACAAGAAAAGTTTATCTATGTCGGCACGATTGGCAATCGAAAAAGACGTTTGGCTTGGTTTCAGCAGGGCAGTATGAGGAACTGGCGCATCCAGCGTTTCCGTGGAGACAGTGATGCTCATGTGTCTTATGTTCGCTTAGAAGCACAGATTGAGGCATTGGCATACTGATGGCAACCGCACCAATCTCTCGCAGACTCAACTTGACCCGTGACCAGCTTGCCACATTCCTGACTGACCAACAGCAGATTCGTCAGTTTGAACTTTTATTTTCGACGGTTGACACATTACAGGTCATCACAGGAACTGACTTTGAGTTTCAAGCAGACAATGCGGCGGCTGGCGCAAATTCAGCATTAGCTCAGATCATTGCCTTAGCGCAAGAGACTGAAGTTAATGATGCAGCATTGGGAGCGAAGGCGCAGGACGCACTGGACAGGATTGCATTGCTGGCGCAAGAAACTGCGGTGACTGTGGCATTGGCTGAAAGCAAGGCAAATCAGGCTTTGGCACTGGTGGACAAATTGAATAAAGCGGTTGAGGGTTTGCAGATGACCCCTCCGCCACGAGAGTTCAAACGAGCAAGATATGGGTCGTTTTACGACACCACCACCCAGACAGCGACAGTTATCAACACAGCCAAGACCATCACGTTTAACAGCACGGACTTGAGCAATGGGGTATTTATTGGCAGCCCAACATCAAGAATCATTGTGGACAGCGAGGGCATTTACAACTTTGACACATCGTTTCAGCTTGATAAAACTAGTGGCGGTGTAGCAGAGTTTTATTTTTGGTTTAGGCTCAATGGTACAGACGTGCCAGATAGCGCCAGCCAAATCAGGATTCAGGGTAATAACGGTGAAATTTTTTCATCGCTAAATTACTTTTTCGATCTAAAAGCCAATGATTATGTCGAACTGATGTTTTCGGTGAGCGACCTAAGTGTTGAATTACTTTCTGTTGTAGCAACGCCACCAGTTCCAGCTATTCCGTCCATAATCCTGACAGTTTCAAACAATATCGGAGGTGTCCAATGACAGTTACAGTAAAAGTGCTTATCCCTGCAAAACAAGCAGAAAACGCACAAACCACCCAATACACCGCAACAAATGTCAAGGCAATTATTGACAAGTTCACGGTGACCAATACCAGCGCCAACAATGTGACTTTCAGTTGCAACTTGGTCACTGTCTCTGGTTCCGCGGGTGCATCGAACTTGATTATCGACACACGAACCATCGTGCCAGATGAAACTTACACCTGCCCCGAGCTGGTGGGCCAAGCATTAGACGTTGGTGGTTTTATTTCCACAATCGCAGGGGCTGGAACATCCCTGACCATCCGAGCATCAGGCCGAGAAATTAGTTAAGGAGAATAGCATGAAAGAATTTATGGTTATTCCGCGGGGCTTTAATGGCCTGCCGATGGAAGATGAGTTTTTAACCAATGCCCAAAACAAAAAGAACTATGCGGTTGCAGTAGCTGACTGGAACTATGGTCCTGAAATGCCCACCAATGAAGCTGGCGCAAACAAAGAGTTTTACGCAGGACTGGCAGAGGCTATGCAATGCGATGAAAAAGACGCACGGCGTAAGCATTGCTCGAACTGCGAGTATTACGACAACAGCTTTATGACCCAAGTTCGGATTGATCGCATCCCGATGGCGGCTTATGACAAAGGCGCAGGCTTCAGGGGTCACTGCGAAAAGCT